CGGTCGGGGTGTTGACGGAGTTCGGGCCAATAGGCGTTTTGAAGCCGGTATAGGTCGGGCTGATCAATGCTGCATCCGTTGGGGTGTTGTAGCGGCCCCAGAATGAGAATGACAAGGCAGGGATCTGGCCACGCTGCAGAGACAGCGAAACCGTACCGCGCGCACCCGTCAATTGGTGCATCACGCCATCGAGATAGAAGTCGATGGTGACCGAGTCAAAGCTGGCTGAGACAGGTAGGTATTCCACCTTGCTGCCTGCAGTCACCGTTTCGGCAAATCCACACGCCTTCAGGGCGTCTTTGAATGCAGGGGCTGTTCCTGCGGTTCCAGAGGACTGGAATTCCACATCGAACTTCAGTTCCGCATGGGAATTCAGCTGAATCGTTTCAGAATTCCCAAAGTACGGCTTGATCAGATCGCGGGTTGCGCTATCCCCGGCAATCGGGGTCAAGGTGGCGTTTTTGACCAGGAACGCTTCGGCTCCGGTCGGGCTTGAGTCAGTGCCGTAAGTCGTCTCTTTCTTGACGGCAATGACGGTCTTTCGCATGAAAAGAGTCATAACAGGTTCTCCGGCTCGAGTTCATTAAGGGCATCCCCAGAAACCATTTCAGGCTGAGCAACAGGTAAGGAAGGCTCAATCTTGATGGCTTCAGCGGTTGGGGGTTCGATCAGCGATAGTTCGCCGGTCACTGGATCCTTGGCATAGCTTCCGCCGATGCCTGGACTGGCCGTAACAATCGCTATGCTGGCGTTGTTTTTTGGCATGGCGTACCTCTATGGAGTCAACAAATAGCGGGAGGCATAGCGATCCTCCCAGATCAGGTCAGAATTAATGAATTCCTCGCTCTGTCCGCCGACATAATTCACGGTGTCAAAGCAGTTCGGCGGCTGCCAGCCCTGCAAGGCATCGTTGACGGCATTTCGAACGCTGGCGAGGCTTTCCAGTTTTAGCTCAGGCGCGCCGGTAGCCCTGACCACAATCAGGACGGCCATCGTGACCGTGACTGATTGCCTAGCATTCAGGGTGGCGTAACCTTCTCCGGCCGTATCGGAAACCGGGTAGACGTAAGCGGCTGGAAGAGTTTTCCAACCGCCTGCATCCCGTGTGAATTGCGCCAGATCAAAAACGCGTCCCCCTAAGGCGGCGCAATTGTTTTTGAGGTGGTCAACCCAATCCCGATGATCAATCATGGCCGAAGCTCCATGGCGGTCATGCCGCCGTCATCAGGCCAAAGCTGGGAGACCCAGTAGGTCAACCCATCGATCGTTGTGGTGTTCTGCGCTTCAATGCCGCTCGAGGCGACATCGGAGCTTTTTGCAGACACGATCAGATCATTGGGTCCAATAACCTGAGCCATGAGCGCGTTTTGCGCTTGCGGCATGGAGCTCACTGGAGCGCGGGGCCTCAAGACAATCGCGGTCAGGCTTTTAACCCCTCCGGCTGTCGAGAAGGTGAGGATCTCGCCAAACTCGGCTAGAACCGCATCATTGACCCCGCTCCAATTCATCATTCCGCTGCCTTGCCCTTCACAGGCTTTGAGGCCACCGGCTTTTCTGCTTCAACCGCTTTTTGCATCAGGATTAAATCCCGGGCATCAGTGGCGGAAATGGCATCCGGAAGCGCCAGGATGGTGCCAGCGTCATACATGACGCCAGCCACACCACAAGGCTCGATCAATTTGATGGCATCCATTAGCTGGTAACCACGTCGGTCGCAGCTGCGAAGCTCGCCGCGTGACGGACAGCCACATCAACATCCTGCAGCGCCACAATGCGCAGCGTTCCAGACGTTGAATTGCTGTAAGGATCCACGGTGAGATCGAGGCCGCCCCACATACCGATCAGAAGATCAGCAAAGTTGCCGAAAATGATCGCCGAAAGCGCCGTTCCTGAACCCTTGGTCAGGTCGGAAGGAACCGCATTGGTGACCGCTGCGTTATAACCATTGACGGTGCTATCCATGCCCCATACCGGCTGTTCGCCGTAGGTTGCATTGGTGAAAGTACCCTTGAGCTTGCCGCGGACCTTGGCGTTGGTGAGGTAAGCCAGAGTGCCGACATCGGCATTCGCTGCAGCCACCAGGCTTTCAAGGTTGACGATCTGTGCCCAGGTCGGCGCAGAGCCATCAGCGCCAGCGCTGGAAGCGTTACCGATGCCTGAAGTGTTCAGAATGCCGCGCGGGGTCGGTGCCGTACCGCTGCCATTGATAGCCGCCTGCTGGATTGCCAGACCCAGAACGGTTGCCAGATCCTGACGTACCATGGCTTCGATATCGAGTGAAGACTGGAGCAGGAGCTTCCGGCTGATGTCCGTGAAAGCGCCTACGGTCTTCGGGCTCATGGTGACCTGGTCAAAAGTCTGCTGACTTTCGGTCGGAGCGCTGGATTCTGAAACCCAATAAGCCGTTGATGCGCCCGACAGTCTCGGAATCGCAATGTTGCCAACGAGGCCCGTCAGCATGCGAGCGCCGAGGCCCGGAAGCACCATGGCGTTACGGAGGAGTTCAATGAAATCCTGCGCCAGAAGGTCAGTCGCTACGGTATAACCGCCCGCTGAATTCGTGCCGACCGTCAGGTCGCGCTTGGCACCCAGGACGTCGAAGGGAACCAGAGCGCCGCGGGGTGCGCGGACGGCGATATCGGCAGCTGCGCGAGCGCAATCAAGCTCAAATGCGGCGGCTTCCTGAGCGCGCATGTCTTTTGGGTGCGCAAGGGCATTCAGCAGGCGAACCAGGCTGTATTTGCGGATTTCCTGCGAAGACATCCCGATGGTAGCCGGGGCGTCGCCCATAGCGCGCTTGGACATATCAGGCATGCGCTCAAGGAGTGCATCCTTCATGTCATCAACGCTGCGACCCGCGCTGATCATTTCAAGGGCCAGATCGCGACCGCCCATATGGGCCGCCTTCTCGCCAAGGGTACGGATTTCCGCAATGCGCGATTTCTCGGCCTCACGGACGCCATTTTCAATAGCCTGCACATCTACAGGCTGGGGGGTTTGCTCTGTCATAGTTCCTCCTGTAGGGATGCAGACAGTGGTGGTAGAAGTCACGGTGATACAGTCCTCATCCTCTGATTCCGTATCGCTTTCGCAAGAAGGATCATTGGGATCGGTGTAATCGGTCATGTCGTCACGTTTGGGCTTGCACGCTTTTGTGCTTGCGCGGCCAATTCCGGCCTGAATATCGGCGGGGCAACTGACCAGTGAGATTTCGTAAGGACACCAGGAAGTGATGCGATAGGTTTCGATGTCATCCATCATTCCAACCAGAACCGCAGCATTGACCATGTAGCCCACGCTGACGTTCTTTCGAATGCCATCAACAACGTCCTGGAAAATTTCTTGGCCGCGAGCCGACTGGGAAAAGCGAACGATCGCCCGGCAGATGCGATCAGGATCCACGCGGACGGATTCGATCACGCCAATTTGATCGCTAGTGTTGTGATCCATCAGCAAAGGACCGGAAGCAATCAGTCGCGTTAGATCGACGGATGCTGCAGTGCAATCAAGGATTTCGTAGCCATACCAGCGCTCATACGGCGCCTCGGTCGCAAATGCGAGTTCTACAGTACGTTTTTCCTGGTCAATTGCGCGCGTCTCAAAAACCGCCGCGCGGGCGACCTTTTCATTAAGCTTGGGTTGAGCCATTGTCAGCTCCAATAGGTTTAGGTGAGGAAGAGACAGACTGGCCATATGCCAGACCTAATCCGGCAGAAGCTGCCATTTCGTTAAATCGGGCAATATCAGAAAGAACCGTTTCAATATCGACGCCCAGATCCGCGGCAGCTTGCTGGGGCGATTTGAAACCCGCATTGACCGCTGTAATCGTGGCCTCAATGTCTTTCAATGGATCCACCCACGGCCAACGGCGACCGCGCCAGGTGTGGTTCCGGAATCGAGAAAAGAGTTCTTCGCTAGGCAGTCTTGGAATACCCTCAATGGCATTGACGCCCAAAGAACGTTCCAGCCAGCGGAGATAGATGGGCTCCAGAATCGAACTGATCAGCCAGTCCTGACGGGTCATCCAGTGCTCCCGCTCTTCGATGGTTCCAGAGCGGATCGATGAGAAATTCACTTGAGTCAGATCGCCGGTCAGGGCGTGATAACTGACATTGAGTCCTGCAGCGATGGAGCGCAGGATGGTGCTGGTGAATTCGCGATAAAGCTGATGGGGATAATCGGGATTGAAGCTTTGAAATTTGTATCCCGGAGGCAATGCTGAAAAATGACCGGCCAGCACTTCATCAAGCAGCTCTCCGCCTTCATCGGTTTCAGTTGCCAGCGGGTTTAGATTGCCGTCAGGCGTCTCGAAAAACCCCATTTTGGCGGCGCCTACGCGAGAGGCTACAAGAGCAGAGTCCTGGTACTCATCCAGCATATGGATGAGATCCATCACCGCCGTCATCCATGGGGTTCCACGGTATTGCTCGGGGCGATCGCTGACATATGAATGAATAAATTGACGCGCCTTGAAGTATTCGGCTGCGTGAGATCCGGGGTACGTATTGGGCTCGGATCCCGTAATGATCCAGTACCCTTCCGGGCGATTGAGTCGATCGAGGACAATGCCGAGACGTGTTCTGGATCCGTCTTTTCCGTCGACGTGCCTCAACGTATCGATCCGCGCCGGATCAACCATTTCCAAAGCAAATCCCCAGGGATTGCTCCGCGTAACAGGGAGGTCGTCGTGAACGCGAATCAGGCATTCACCATCTCGCGCTTCGGTTCTTGCTGAAATTCGAAGAATATCGATCAGGCTGTAGCGGCCTGTGATATCAGCGGTACCGCGGCGGGCCCAGCTCCAAAAGCTGGATTCAACGCGGGCGTTGTTTTTTTGGTCGTCGGATCCAGACCGATTTAAGCCTTGAACGGTGAGGTGAAATCCTTCAGGGCCAACCAGGTGCGTTTCAACGAGCTGCAAAAACCGACGCGCAATTTCAGAGTTTTG